CTTATTTTTTGTTTCCGCAATAAACAAAGTCTTTTCATGAATCTTAGCTGATATTGGTTTATCACAATAATTATATTTTAAAAAATACGTTTTCTTTATTTTATCTACAACAATTTCCATGTTGTTATCAAACATTATTGATGAGTTTTTCCCTAACTCCATTATCAATAAACCACCTTTGTTTGACATATAATCCGAAACGGAACTTTCAAACAAAACGTTACCGTCAATATCAAAAACCACACATGAAAGAAAAATATCCTTTCCGACAAACATTACCTTGTCACCCCAAACTCGATCGATCTGTAAGAACCATCTTCTTCCACCAAACATAATACCGTCTTTGTTTACAGGACAGTATAAAAGGTTTTTTCCTTTCCATTGTTGAACAAAGAATGTACAAAGTTCTGAATCATCATACGATTTATAGCATTTTTGATCAAAAAACACTCCGTCATTATCTGTTTCTGTTATCAATATCTTATGATCTGTGAAAGAATATACAAATACCTGAGAAGCTCCACCAAGTCTCTTAACGATTCCAACGGACCAACCAATAAGATCAACTTTATATGATTGTTTGATGTCGATCATATGTTCTTTTATAAACCCAGCATCTATAACAGCTTCAAAAGCCTCTCTCATTTCTGGTTTCGCATCTAGTCTATTACTGTCCATGATACAAAAAATAATTATTGTTTTAATAATCTCCACAATGCATATCTATCCCCATCTATTTCAACAAAAATAATATTTCTATATTCAAAAATATCATCAACAAATTCATCAAGAATATATTTACCAAAAGTTTTACGATCCCCTATATCAATACCTATCAAATTACATGCATCTTTGTTTGCTACAGCGGCTACACGTCTAAATGATGTTTTATCTGAATCCAGCAAAACTATTTCATCAAACCATCGATCCCCAAACGGTATTAAATCAAACGCATTTATTAATTTCTCTTTTCCATTTTTTGAAATTCTTATTATGTCTTTACTTTGTTTCCCATAATTTCCACTACTTTCAAAATCTATAGAATCAAACCAAGATGAAATATCATCAAAATCTCCAACCATAAGTTCATAATCTTCTTTTAAAATATTCAATTTATTTTTATTTTTAAAAATAATAATTTTAAACTGAATATGACCAAGATAAAATATTGTATCAACAATTTCTATGTTATCTATATTTCTATAAAGTAATCGCAACTTATGATCAAAAACACAACATAGATCTTTTGATTTCGCAATAATAATAGAATAACTATTATGTTCAATATTATAATTCTCCCAAATAATATCATCTACATTATCCTGAACAATATTAATATTCTTATCATAAATTGTAATATTATCCCAAGATTCTTTATTCCCCATCGTAGGATTTAATGTATCGTGAACTCCGTGATAAATTATAAACCCATACGTAAATAAACGAATATTTACATGTTTTTCATAAAACAAAACATCTCCAGATAAATTAAATATTGTACAAGAATGTTCATCAGAAAAATCTCTACCGACAAAAACAACATTTTTAGACCATATTCTATCAATCATCCAGAACCATTTCTTTCCATTAAACATTATTCCGTTTCTATTAACTGGGCAAAATACACGATTACTGTTATAGTTTTTTTCTGCCAACAAAGCAACCATAGTACCAGAATTTCCTTTTAATTTATGACATATTGGATCTGTCATTATATCAACATTTTCTAGATCTGATACTATTATTTTATGATCATTAAAAGAATATACAGCACAACGTTCGTGGCCATAATCGTTTATATAAATAACCCCAGCGGTCCAATCTATAAGATTAACTTTATAGGATCCTTTTATATCTATGTTATCTATGGTTAAATTATTTGGATTAGAATTAATAACGGCCTCGAAAGCCTCTTTCATATCTGAATTTATATCATAAATGGATGAATTTTCGTTTACTCTTCTCATATTCAAACAAATGTCACTTTTATATTAAACAAAATCATTTTCGTTATTTATCCGTTCAGATAAATAAACAAAGGCATTTTGCAAGCAATGACAAGAGATGATTTTGTCCAAAATATAATAGATGAAATAACTATTTCTGGATCACTTCAGATAGAAGTGAAAAAAGATGAGATCGAACGTATCATAGACAACGAGAAACGCAATGTTTTCCGAAACTGGAGGGACACCGTTGAATTAAGATACGGAATAGTTCCAGTCACCCAGTTTAGAACTCCAGAATTCCGTGCATCAAGGACCATTCAATTTCCAGATTGCGTCTGGGGTATAGAAGAATTCAGGGAGATAAAGGACGGAAGCAGGTTATTTGGAATCAACGATCCAGACCTTAACATAGAAAGGGTCATGGGATCCGATCTATGGCTTTCCCCCTTCTCATCGGACATCATTACTGGTCGTACAATTAGCTATAGCTGGTTCGATTTGGCAAGATCATTCACCCTTACCGACATCAACTTCCAGTTCAACTTGAACACAAAGAGACTGAAAGTCATAGGCCACGATCCTATCGCTCCAGTCCTGTGCAGGGTTTATGTCCAGATAGAAGACTCTGCCCTTTATGACGACTATTATTTTCTAAAGCAATGCATAGGGAAAACCATGATTCAAATCCACAGGGTACTGAAAACATTCGAGGTTACACTCGTTGGCGGAGTCACTATAGGAACATATTTCATGGACCTTGGCAAACAATATCTGGATGAAGTTAAGGAATATATTGACAAACAACAAAATCCAGACTGGTTCCTAATGTTCCAATAAACTAATAATCAATATTTTATGAATAAAAATTGGATGTGGTTCAACGAAGTCGTTTCTTTTTTTAGAAGAAAGATTGACAAAAGCATAGACGCAGACATGACGACTGCGATTCTGACTTATTTGAAATACCCTTTCGGAAAATATAAAAACTCTGATGGAGCAAACATATACCCTATATCCATCATCGAGGGTTATTTTGACACATCATTCGGAAGAAGAAGAATAAACGACATAATCGAGACCATTAGATACAACAAACTAACAAGTGAAGAAATTCGTCAAAGACAGGAAAAAGCAATAAAGGAATACAAAAGACCACCTAAAGAGATTGAAAAAATGTGGCACGAAATCGATCATGATCAGGAAAACGACTACATTCAATATATAGAGAACAATCCGCCAGAGACATCAATGAGGTATGTTTCCGATCAATACCTTGATGACGATGACGTGATGTATGAATCCACGGAAAACGATAATATTGTGTTCAACAACAATTGGATTTTTGTCACTTATGGATCCGACAGATTCGATCGAAACAGGTTCGAACGTTTACGCCCAAATAATCTGGCAGACCATAAACATGGATTTATGTTCCAGAAATACACTGGTGGATTATGGGCATGTCCATTAACAAATAACGGGTGGGAAAAATGGTGCAGGGAAGAGGATTTTCGTGTGGAAAGATTATCAAGTCATTTCTTGTTCACATTAACAGAAAATGCAAGAATCTATGTAATCGACTCCCAAGATGATCTTATTGCCGCATCAACTTTGGTTGATCGATTTGGAATACACTACATTAACTATGACGAATTAATTAAGAACGGATATGATGGATTGTTCGTAACAGACAGAGCAATTTGGAGTATAAGAGATGGATTAAAACACAATGATGAATATTATGAAGGTTTAGCCATATTCGATGTGGAATCTTTGTGTATTTTTGACCCAGATGTGATCGTTCCTGTTGAGAATAACGTCATAAATGAAGAACAATTATCCGACGTTGACACGAAATGGGAGCCAAAAGAAGGTTTGTTCAAATCCAAATCACCAAAATACATAGCAGATTATCTATCTAAACATTCAAAAGACATTGGACAAGCCATCAAACGACTTACTTTCTACATGAACAGGGTTGGAAAGAACATTGAGAACAAAACGGTTCTTAACAAAGCAAAATCTATTCTTCAAGACAGACTCGAAGAGTCCGTGTCAGAAAACGAATATAACACACAAGAGGCTATAAATGCTGTTGTTGATCAAGGCATATTATTAGCAGACGATATTGAAAAAACATATTATATGGACAATGGAGGATTTTCTATATGTGTTATCGTCAAAAAAACAAATTCATCATATGAAAACAATAAGGTTGTGTATTGTTTCGACAACAAAAAGGTCTTAACCCCAGAACCTATAAGTAACATTTATTACCTTAACAAAAAATCAACAGCAAAAGAAAAATTCTTTTTAATAAAACATATTGACAGAAAATACGATAGCGAGCACGACAATCTTCTTTCTGAAAACGGATTGGTTTTTGACGGATGGGCATATATAAGAGATCTATACAATGGTGATTTTATTGTAGAACCATATGACATAAAGGATGAAGAATACCCGTTTTTGTGGAACATGGATGGATCTTACAAAATGAAAGACATCATAGAGATAAGAGAGTTCGAGAACAATATAGATTTCCTATATATGGAATCGGATGATGGCAATAAAGTGCTGGACAAGAATTACAATGTTATCATTGATAGTGTCGAATCTATCGACGAAGACGACGTTACCCTTATGTATCGCAAATCACACGAATATGATCGAGATGGAAACATAGAAGAGCCTGTTTTTGTAATAACTGTTGCATCTAAATATGGCAAAAGCCAAAACATATACAACTATAATATGCAACTGATATTTGAGAATATCTATACTTACGACACAAAGAGAATAGGTGACTATATCCAGATGATTTATGTAAGGACAGATGAAGGATATAATATGGTAGGTAAAGGAGGCCGCAGGTTCTTTGATAAGCCAGCAGAAAAAATAAACAATGAATTTATTCCAGACGTTGAAATGATTGATTATGTTAAAAGAACGGATGGAAAATGTAATCTTATATTATGCGACACTCTTGAACTTTATGATGAAGATTGGTTCGATGATATAGTTTATATAGATAAAGAAATAACAGGATACGATCGGGAATATATTGTCGCTTTGAAAAGAAACAAAAACATTTATCTCATTGGTCTTAACGACTCTGAAGACTCATATTTACGTGAGATTCTTGATGAACCTGTTCAAAGTATATACATCATAGGAGAGGAACAAAGGATCCTTGAAATAAAAAAAGACGGAAAATATTATCTGCTTCTTAAAAATTGCAAACTTCTTCCTGTTAGTCGTTTTGGTGTAGAAGAACATTCAGAAGACGAAAGTATATGCTATGTTGAAGACGAAAATGGAAAATTCGACATCATAAACTTGTCGAGTGGAAAAAGTTTTTGTGACAAATATCTTGGAGGTTTAAGGTTTGATTCAATATCTGATAGATCTTCAAGATACCCCATCGTAGAATCAAAGGGGAAATATACTTATTTTGACACAGACCTCTTCTGTCTAGAGTTCTCCGAACGATCTATACCGCAATGGTACGACAAGGTCGAACCAGCAATATATGACGAGGAGAACGATGAGTACACATTTAATGTCGAATTAAACGGGGAAAAACGAACAATATCTTCTGCGTTTAGTGAAGAAGACGAGTGATGCATTTACATAAAAAGAAAAACGATCGATCAACTTACAGACATATGATCGATCGTTTTTTTAGATGTTCATTATCTTAAATTTCTGGTCCTCACTCAAATCGCTTGGCTTTGGAATATCACACTCAACATCAACGACATAATTTCCCTTAATTCTCGGATTGTTAGGATCTGGGAACCCTTGACCACTTAATGTGACAATCTTTCCAGACTCGGTTCCTTCACCTATGTGAATCTTCTTTGTTCCTCCATTCACATACGGCAACTTGACATCTCCTCCGAAAATCATTGTCTTATAAGGAACCTTTACCTTATAAAGGATGTTGTTCTTTTGATCTCTCTTCAATCCATATTGATTAGGCTTCTCAGTAACAAAAACAAGCAAATCACCTGGCACACCTCGATGTGGACCAGCATTACCTTTTCCTTCGATCACGAAATATGAATTATCATATATGCCAGCAGGAACATCGAACTCTATATCAACAGTCTTCTTTTCTAAACCACTTCCTCCACAATTCGGACACGGATCCGTTATTGTCCTTCCAGTCCCATGGCAATCTGGACAAGGATGCATACTTCGCTGGACAAAATTCCCCTTCCTTATTTCCTCATAAACCATTCCATGACCATCACATCTCTTACATGTCCCTGTGGAATTGCTTTCACTCCCAGAACCATTGCATCTATGACAAGTACACATCCTACCCATCTTAATCTTCTTGTGTATTCCAGTATAGATTTCATCAAAAGAAAGCTCGATTTGAATCTTCAAGTCACCGCCTCTTTCCTTTACCTGTCCTCCGCGACGCATTCCGAATCCACGCATCATTCCAAACGGATCCATACCTGCAAAAGGATCCTGCTGTCTGATATCATTAGGATCCACAGTCCCATATGTGTCATACATCTGTTTCTTTTCTGGATCCGACAATACACCATAAGCCTCGTTCACTTCCTTAAACTTCTCCTCGGCATCAGTATCCTTACAAACATCTGGATGATATTTCTTGGACAGTTTACGGAAAGCACTCTTTATCTCGTTTTCACTGGCATTCTTCTGAACACCGAGAACATCATAGTAATTTCTTTTTCCTTCCATGATTATTTCTCCTGTTTATCTTTATCAATTATTTTTTATAAATTACAACCTTAGCGTGAGTAATAACCTTCTTGTTTATTTCATCGAAAAATCCATATTCATAAACATCGCTTACGGTGTTATCATATTCAGATTTATCCGTAGGATAAATACCAATCGCTTCCATTGTCTCCTCGTTAAACACTCCATATTTTATATTCCACCCGATCGGTTCAATTCCTATCGAACGAAGATTATTATACAAATTCTTGTACATAAGATCACACCCGTCTACACCGTTTTTCATACCACGGGCAATATCATTGAACAAAGGAGAAACAACCTTTTCTATTGTTTCTCTTATGCCAGATCTATTGCAATCCGATAACATCTTCTCGTATCGGTTTCTCATGTTTGTGAAATCCGCAACAGATCTCAGATACATCTCATGCCAATCAACCTGTTGTACTTCAGTTTGTTGAACGATTTCTTGTTCTTGATTCAAATTATCTTTTTCTTCCATTTCGAATATCTATCTTTACTCATGCAAATATACGGAATTCCGATAAATAGAGAAAGCCAATTTATACAAATGACAAACATAAAAGAACAACTCCTAACTTTTGATACTGTTGATGAAATCGTTGAAGTCAGGAGAGAATGCAAATCAAGAAACGGTAGCGTATATGTCATCAAACTCTGGAGTGAAGTTGGTATATATGAGTTCAAGAACGAAATGAATGAAATCGACGATCTGAAGAATTACATCATCCTTACACAAATCCCAGGATTCGAGGATGAATATGAGTATATCGGGATTGTTGATGGTGTCAGGGATCTAACAGACTGGGCATTCAGAAACCTAGATTTTCCGAAAGGAACAAAAATGAGCACAATAGCGATCGGATGCACAGGAATCGTTAATGACATCAAAGAATGTTTCGCATCAATAATATACAATGAATGGATAAAATATTCACCATCATCTGAACAAATTATCAAAAGATCGGACTATGTTACAAATAACGAAAATTGTAACGAATCTTACAATAATTGTTTAGATTCATTGCAAAACAAATTGTTATCATACGGTTACACAAAATGGGATGGGACGAATAATATCACTGGAACTTATTCACTGAAAGGAAAGAACGGAAATACTATATTTGTTGGACTTGGCGTTGTCGATAAAAACTCAGTTCTTATTCAAATAAACAACAAAAACGGAAAAAAATTAATGCAAACCGAATATGATTGCAACGACGAAGAAAAGATGAAAAATACCATCTTTAACAAATCTTGGATTAATACAAATATAAACGAACAAAGAACATATATACCATTATCAGATTCCTTTATCAAAAAATACACAAACAACATTCTAAAAGAAAACGAGAGTCAACAAATATTTTACAGAACATTTTATGCATGGGGTGAGAAATATACTCCCGTTACAATAAATGGAAAAACACAAAACAGAAATTGTACATTAACAAAAGATAAGACTATTGAATTACAAGACGTAACAATCACAATTGGAGATAAACAACCTAAAAAAATAGGAAACTGTACATTATATTGTATAGGGAATACATATTTCGAATTAAGTTATGAAGAAGACGGTGATTCAAGAGCAATAAGATTAACATTAAATCCAATATAAAAAATAATGTGTATTTTCAGATCCTTGTTTGAAAAATGGAAACAAAAACATATCGATCCTGAACCACAGCATACAGAAGATCCCAGTGGGATCGATTCTTCAGCATCAACCCAAATAGTGGACCAAAACGAACCAGAACAAGAAATGAAAGATCACGGAAAACTCATGGTACATATAGATAACGGTCACGCGAGCACAACAGCTGGGAAAAGAAGCCCAGCGGCGCTGATAGGACTCAGTTACGGGAACCATACAGTAGATGAACTTACATTATACGAGTATGAATACAACAGGAGAGTTTCCAAAGCCGTAAACGAAAGATTGAAAAAACTCGGATTTAAAACGTACATGGTCACACCAGAACTCGACTATGACGTTCCAGTTATGGTAAGAGCAAACAGATCTAACGAAATGAAGAACAGATATCCAGAACTGAAACACATATTCATATCATGCCATGTCAATGCACACGGAAACGGAGACAAGTGGGATACGGGGAACAATGCTGCTTACTGGTCTGCATTTACATCTATTGGGCAAACAGCTGGAGATAAACTTGCAGATTGTTTCTATGAAGCAGCTGAAGAGATTCTCCCAAGATATGGAATACAAATATCTACACAGACGTCTGACGGGGACAAGGATTGGGAGGCAAATTACACTGTCCTTAAAGAGACAGACATACCAGCTGTACTTGTGGAATCCCTGTTCATGACTAATATCGATAACGTTTTGTTCTTAAAGAGTAAAGAAGGATTTGATGCGATCGTGGAAATATACGTCAGGGCAATACTGAAATATTTCGAACGATATGTAAAATAAGATGAAGTTACAGAAAAAGGAAAGCCGTCAACTCAGTTGGCGGCTTTATTTTGTTCAAGCAATCTGTCAATTTCTGCAGCGATCAATGCTCCAGCTTTGACAAGTTCCTTTACTCTATCATTAGGTGTCGGCTTCCACCAAGATTTTTCCCATGGCCAAATTGGTGGCACATCAGGAACGTTCTCATCTGTAGTGTATAATTTCCAGATTTATTTTCTTTCTGTTTCTGTCAACGCATATGAAACTGCAGCATCAGCAAGTTGTCCTAGATAATGTTCTTTATCATGATCTTTGGTCCAGCCTTCTTTTTCGATTTGACGTTTTCTCTCTTCAGCGATTAGTTCAACACCAGTTATTATTTCTGGAACCATATCGTGTTTAATCCCTATCCATCCACAATTGCAACACTCTACTTTATTCCTATCTACATATTTCTCTGGATGATTTTGATCATACAAACATGCAACAAGTGTTGTTAAATGATGCTTTGATCCACAAACTGGGCAACATTTGTGCATTTTATTATAATTCTTCATAAAATCTTCGTATTCCATATAATTATTTTCTTTAGTTTTTACACATCCCCAGTGATTTCAGACTCTTCGTAAATGATACCATAAGAAGACTTTTTCTTCTCTGGAATTGTCATCCTTACATAATCGGAAATCTTCCCGTTAACCATATGAAACAACGGTTCACAAAAACGAATCTCTTCAGAAATCACCTTTCCATCCTCTATATGGCATTTAGATTCTTCGGACTCGCATCGATAGATAGCTGGTCTTGTGGCATAATAACCAAGAAAATTTTCAACCATCCATTTTTTTGCATCTTCCAGATTTACAAACGAATGAATACCATGAATAATTTTTGAAGAATATTGAGGTTTTGCTATCATTTTAGAATGGCCTTCAACCTCATCAACAGTCAACCAAACATAAAGTGGCAAAGTCAAATATTCTATACGACCACTTGGTGTAAGTCTTTCTTCTATAACCTTATAACTGCTAATCATTTTCTATTTCTGTCACTTTTACTGGTTCGTCTTCCCATGTTAGTTTTCTTCCAATTATCTTTTCTATCGTCCCCCTTGGAAGATAGTTCCAACGTGGAACTACGCCAAATTTAGGAATATCATCCGAATCATGATATTCAATCCAAACATCATGGTCAAGAATCGTTTGATCATATGAAACAACCTTCTTATTTTCGTATCTATCTCCTTCATTAAACGCTTTTGGAGAAAATCTCTGAAACCCACATGGATTTGAAGTTAATCGTTCATCTCCATTTGAGTCAACCGCGAGCCAAATAAACCTACTCTGCATAATATCTTTCCATCGCTTCTTTTGTCACATGATATAGATCATCAGCAAAAAAGCCAGTCTTTGCCAATTTTGAAACATGTAATGATGTCCTGTCGTTAATAGCCAATCTAATAACAGCGTTAAACAAACATTCAACCAACGTTTCGCCATGAACTATGTTCCATCCAACCAATCCACAAGCACCCTCATATTGCCAATATGGAGTTGTACATGTCCATTCAATATCATCCTTATAAAAGTTGATATATTCCCAATGCTCATCTCTATTTTTCTTAGAACCTTCTTTCCACTTATATGGCAATATGGACAATAAATCATGCACATCATAACGGTCTCTTGTAATTTTGATACCATATTTGTACAAAAGATTCATCTCGTCCTTGGTTAAATATTTTCTTTCACGTTTCATACAGCAAATATACGGAAAAAATATAAAAAAAGAAAAAGGATCGATCAAATAAATTTAATCGATCCTTTTCCAAAATAACAATAAAATTACTGTTGAGGCTGCGCTTGAGCAAAATCAAACCCAGAAAAAGGATTACCTTGTCCAGAAAACGGGTTTGCACCAACGCTTGCGTCTGGATTGGATTTCTTATAAATCTCCGCGCTAACCTTCCACTGGATTTCCTGCAAAGCCTTCGATGCTGATTCCACAGCAGACATGTCCCTGTCAGACTCGTTGACATTGAACACAGCCTTCATAGCGTCAGTCTTTTCCTGAAGTTCTGTCTTCAGTTCCTCGCTAATGTCATCCCCGTTGTTCTTCAATGTCTTTTCCGCAGCGAAAATCTGAGTCTCATACATGTTGTTCTTTTGAACCTTCTCCGTATAAGCCTTGTCATCAGCCTCATGAGCCTCAGCATCCTTACGCATACGATCGATCTCCTCATCACTCAAGTTAGAGGAACCCTCTATGCGAATACTCTGTTCCTTATTGGTCGCCATATCCTTTGCAGTGACACTCAGAACACCATTCGAGTCAATATCGAACGTAACCTTCAATTGAGGGACACCACGTTCGGCTGGGGCAATCCCATCGAGATTGAACAAACCTAGTTGTTTGTTCTGCGATGCGATCGGCCTGTTTCCCTGCGTAACGATAACTGTGATCGATGTTTGGTTATCATCAGCCGTCGAGAATATGTTATCATGAGAGGTAGGGATTGTAGTGTTTGCTGGAATCATAACTGTTGCGACGCCACCAAGTGTTGTGATATTGAGGTTCATCGGAGTAACGTCAAGCAGCACAAGATCGCTTCCCATGTCACCAGCGAGGATCGATCCTTGTACTGCTGCGCCCAAAGCTACTGCTTCATCGGGATTGACAGACTTGTTTCCTTCCTTGCCGAAATACTTACGGACAAAGTCCTGAATCAAAGGAACACGTGTCGTTCCTCCGACAAGAAGGACCTCATTGATTTGTGATGTTCCCATATTGGCTGCACTCAATGCACCTTTCACAAGATTTTCCACCTTTGCCATGAACCCTTCTGCCATACGTTCGAATTGTGCCCTTGTAAGTGTAGCAACAAAATGTTTCGGGAGACCATCGACAACAGCAAGGTAAGGCATGTTTATTTCTGTCGAGACCGAAGAAGAAAGACTGATCTTTGCCTTTTCAGCTTCCTCGATGACTCTCTGGAACGCCATAGGATCCTTGGACACATCATATCCGAACTGTTTGTTGAATTCGTCCACGATCCACTTCACAATCTCATTGTCAAGGTCACGTCCTCCCAAAACCATGTCGCCTTGGGTAGACTTGACCTCGAACACGCCGTCACCCATCTCAATGATGGAGACATCAGCCGTTGACCCGCCAAGGTCAAGGACAAGGATCACATTGGTCTTATCAGGTTTGTCATATCCGAAAGCCAGACAAGCCGCTGTTGGCTCGTTGATGATACGCTTGCAGTCAAGACCAGCAATCTTGGCTGCTTCGATCGTTGCTGTACGTTGTTGATCATCAAAATAAGCTGGAACCGTGATAACGGCACCATCCACTTTCTCGCCGAGGAAATCCTCAGCTGCTGATTTCAGTTTCCTCAAGACCTCTGCACTGATTTCCTGTGGGGTATATTCCTTTTCACCGATCTTGACTCTTACGGAATCATTAGGGCCTTCCACCAATTCATACGTAAAGTCCTTTGCGTATTGCTTTGTCTTTTTCCATGAGTTTCCAATGAACCTCTTAATGACTTCGATCGTGCTCTTTGAGTTGATAACACTTTGTCTCTTTGCCGCTGAGCCAACCTTGATTTCACCATCTTTGCCATATCCGACAACGGACGGTGTTGTTCTTTCGCCGTCCTGATTCACGATAATTTCTGGTTTGCCGTTCTGACATACGGCAACAGCACTCATGGTACTACCTAAATCTATACCGATAATCTTAGACATATTTATGTATTTGATTTTATGTTTTTAGAAAAGATCAGGAGAACTTTATCAATTCCCCTGATCATTTAAATATTCATTTTATAAATATTGATATGCTCAGAACACCCAATTCACTGTAAGTTGAACAACGTTTCCGATTTCATCCTTATTGGCGACCCAATAACACTTTGTGAATCCATACAGCTCAACGAAATCCTCACAAAAAGCATCAAGAAGATCTGATTCATCATGGTACAATTTGTTGTAGATGTCTATATTCGACATATCAAGGGGAAATTCAACGTCATCTGAAATAAGTTCAATCACATCGGTAACCAAACCAGTGACATTACCATCTTCGTCGCGAAGGGATGCGTAATTCGTATTATTTTGGATATTATTAATAAACATATCAATCGCTTTCACTGGACAGAACAACGACTCACATCCATCACAAGGATTGATGTCATATGTTTTATCATAAGATTCTATACGCTCTTTGATAACACTAGCAAGATTTTTGTTTTTAGGCAGTTCTTCATCACATTTGTTCTCTGGTACACAGAAATCAATAGAATTATTCTTTTTTTCGTTATCTTCTTGTATACATTTGTTCTCTGGTACACAGAAATCAATAGAATTATTCTTTTTTTCGTTATCTTCTTCGTGATTGCACTGAGTATTTGAGATAGGATTACACTGTTCAATCGTACCAGTGGCGAAATTGTACGCGAACACGGTTCCATCTGGATCCTCCGTAAGGAATCTCTTTGTCTCCTTATCCCATGTGAAATGGAAACATTCCTTTCCGTCAAACACAAATGTGATAACAAACGAATCGAAGTCATCGGAAACAGTTACGAAATTACACCAATGGGCCATTGCCTTGATGATTGCACCTTTCATCTTTTCGTGATCGTAATCACCATTAAACCCATAGGTTACATGACGTTTTCCGTCAACAACACTTTCCTGATAGGAATCATAATCCGATTTTGAATAGCTAGACTCCCCAAACATATTCAAGAAAGTCTTAAAGATTTTGTCTAAATCTAACATATTTTTGAATTTTAACGTTTATGTTTTTCTTACTGCAAATATACGGAATTATATTTAAACCAAAAAATCAAATTTCGATAGTTTTTTCAAAAAGAATTGACGAAGAAAAATCAGCCATCTGGACAAGATGAACCAATGGAGAAATCTTCAAAGCATTTGTCCTCGAAGCCGCATATTCCTTAGATTCATCACCCCACCCAGCCATATGGAACCTGATAGCAAGCATCTCTTCTGCAGTCATTTGCAAACCGAGACTTTGCAACATAATTACAGACTTTTCTCCATGTCCAATAGGAAACGTATCCTCAATTATATATGAATCATATTGAACCCACGAATTCGTCTCATCCTTCTTCCATTTTTGGCCTTTCTTGTAGAAACAGATCTTACAAAAATCGTGCAAAAGACAAGAAATGATAACACTATTATGATCCATTTTCTCAGCGACATCTGGGGAGAAAGAACTGATCGATGTCAAATATTCTTCGGCAATTGCATAAACGCATAGGGAATGATCTAACAATCCGCCATCGTAATTCGAATGATACTTAGAAGAAGCTGGTGTTGTGTAAAAATCAGTTCTCTTGGCAAAGTCTATAACTTGATCGATCCCTTGCCTTCCAGTTGATCTAAGAAGTTCCTCGAAGATCTGAATCTTTTCCTGATGGGTGATCCTGTTATCACCAATGATCAATTCTTTGGTTAGTTTTTGCATTATATTGTATTTTTAAAAGAGTTGATAACTATCGTTTGCAACAGGCTCTTTATATATCTCATCCTGCTCTATAATCTGTGATGAATTCATACTTTCGTCAAAATCATCTTCAAAATCATAATCATCAGATGACTCGCTATATGATTTTTTCTGGCCAACAGCCTTCAATATCGTATATCTAGAATCAGCCAAAACTACATGAACAAAGCCTTTCTCTTTGAACGCATCAAACTCATCGTCGGAAATCTTCTTCAGGAGTGCCCTAAAGTTCGCCGTAACGAGTTCGAACAACTCTGGCGTCTCTTTCTTCAACTCGGATACCAAAACGCTTCCTACGTCATTTTTCCACAGTTTCATGTAAGCCTTATTCGCAGTTTCTGGAAGCTCTATTACTGGTTTTTCTCCCTTAACACACTTCACGATAACTCTCCCAATGTTGAACCTATTCATGCAACAAAGCTCGTATTTCTTTATATTTGCTGTTGACAGACTTGCATCAACAAGTTTTTTCAAGTCATCGGAAATTAAACTCAACTTTTGCATTTTAATTTTCCTTTTTAAATTTTTCTAACTGATCATAGAAAGCGACGATCTCCTTTATCTCGTTTATTGTTTCCTCTGGAAAGAACCGCATCGCGTCACTAAACTCCTTATCCGTTATGTCGTAGTGTTTCTTATAGAGTCTTATCTGATCTTGTGTGACATCAGACTTTACTGCCTTTGACTTGGAAGCACCAGCCGTGTATGTCCATCTCGGAACCGAGACACCGTTGTAAAGGAAATCAGACCAGAACTTCAACACATCAAATGCGTTCACCTTACCGTCGTTGAACACATTCGCTTCGATCGGATATTTGATCGCAAGCCTTCTCAACACCATAAATATGTTCTGCCTTGCGGTCTCATATGTCAGGTTATAGATATAGTTCGGATCCATGAACAGCGCGTTAACTATTGCAACGAACGGACTCTGTTTCTTTCCCTTCGGATTTTCCTCAATAACCTCTACATCGATCTGACATTGATCATCGTCAACTATATTGAATGATTCTCCAGTATTATTCAATTCTTTCATGATGCAAATATACGGAAATTTCGCTATTTGGCAAACTACATTCCTTGATATTTTTCGACCCTTATTCGAATTTCACCAAACGATTCTATCTTTGTTATGTCGCTAAAATCTTTGAATGACTTGAAACTTAATTGTTTTCCGTTGACGATCAACGGTTTCCATCTTTGCCAAAAATAATTTTTACAAAAAACATTGTAAACTCCATTTCGACTATCGCGAACTATTTTTACTGTTCCCTTCATAAATTTAAATCAATCGAATAATTTATTTGACGGGAAAGAGAACTTCCCAAGCGCATCTATGTCATCAAACACGGAATTCAACCTTCCCTCTGGAGCCTTTTTGATTGCATACTTGGTTCCATTCAATATTTCGTCAGATCGAACGCTTGCCGTATTCACGCTGCACTGATTCATCGCATCATCGACCATCCCAGCGAAAGCCTTTACAATCTTCTTAGGGAACAAAGAACTGTTCAATTCAACAAGTTTTCTCTGGCGATCCATCCTCTCCTTAAAGTCAAGATCGATATCCTGTTTCATCTCCTTCTCCAGTGCGTCTTTCAACAATCGATCATCATTCGCCTTGATAAGATCATCCAACGTACTGATACCAAGGGACTCAAATACATGGCTTGCCTTCAGCTCCGTCACGTTCTGCTTCTTCCCGTTCCTGTAGTAGTGCCAGAACGCGGGCACATTATCGGATCTGTCTCCAGCCATGATCTTATTCAAAAGAACCTTCTTTGGATCGATAACATCAAAATCAACCTTGACGTCGATCGATGGAAGTTTGTTAATAGTAGCCCTCGTCAGATTATAGTTCCTGAAAAAGATATCCGTCGTATCCTTTTGGTTCAGCCAATCTTGGATTGATTCATCCATATAAAGATGTTTCCTTCCCTTGTTATTTGCTATAGGGTTGAAACATACACAAACATTACCTTTTTGGCTCATGCCAACAAGTTGGACCCAGTCCATATCGGAAGACACTATGACAACATCCTCCCCTATAGAGAAAAGATGCTCCTTCCACATAGTTGTAATGTCATCTGCCTCCGTCCTATCGATAAGGGTGACAATAAACCCCTTGTCCTTCAGTATGTCCCTGAGTTCGTCTAATGTCGCATAGATTTTCTTCCAGTTCTTCTTCTCATCCTTTATACGGGTCCCCTTATACGTCTCACCGTCGATATCCTTATAAAGATCGTTTCTCCAAGGCAACTTTGAATCACACGACACGATCACCCTTTTCGGCGAGAACATCCTTACAACCTTGCACATATCAAGAAGAATCTTCTCAACAAGCATTCGGCATTCTTCATCCGTGTCGAAGTTGTTAATCTTGATCGTCGGATCCATGAAATTACATGTAAACATGGATCTCATGGCAAAATTGTTGAAGTCAAGGATAAGGTTTATCTTATTTGTATTCCCTTCACTCATGATTTCAATACCATTTGAAGTTTATACATACATGCAAGCAACACCAACACCCTGTCTGGAGCAGTTGTCAGCTGGAACATGTACTCAGCAATCGTTGTAATGAGATAAGGAACCTTAGGAGTATATTGAGGATAATTCACACGGATGAAATCGACAATCGATCTACTTATCTCAAGCATCGCGTCGTCTGGACTTGAAGCGTAGTTGGACATGACGAACTTATAGTTCTCCACTGGATCCGATCCGTTTATTATCACATTAAACAAGTCCGAACAATCGAACGTCTTAACCAAGGCATCCTTATTCAGAATCTTTATATCCTGCGTATAAAGAGACTGAATCGAATTCAGGATGCTTCTCATGTCTGGGAAACTGTTCCTGACAAAAGTCTCAAGAGTCTCATTATCATACTCAACCTTGATCGCTGTAAGAATCTGCCCAACCCATGCGCAATATCCAGCGATCATCTGGGATTCCTCGTCCTTTGTCACTGGAAACACAGGGATACACTCGAACCTTGACTTGATCGGACCAGGAATCTTGTCGATTTTGTTGCATGTGCAAATGTACCTAACGGAACCAGCATAATGCTCGATAGTTTCTCTAAGTGCATCCCAAGCATTATCTGTTAGTCCATCTGCCTCGTCTATGTATATGACCTTCATCTTCTCCGATCCAAACTCAAGGGAAACAGCACTCGCGAAACTGACAACCTGATTTCGTATGACATCGATTCCGTTCTCTGAAGAACCGTTAATCTTCAACACATCAAACCCTTCAACAAGGATTCTGGCAATTGTGCTTTTCCCAGTGCCTTGAGGTCCATAAAGGAACATATTCTGAACAAGACCCTTGCTCACAGCGTTCCTTACCCTGTCGGGAAGAACCATATTGTCTATGGACTTTGCCCTGAAAAGCTCCGTGAATAATTTGTTTGTTACTGGCATTTTATTAACAATTTATTTCTATCCCTTTATCTTTTAAAGCATTAACGATAAGCTCACCATCCGTTATGCACATTTCAGATTTTGTAGGGAAATTGTTATGAAGAATTAGATCGTATTCTGATTCATCAAACAAAATCCTATCGTTGTCCCTGTCCCTTCGCTCTTGATCTGTATCATTGTTCTCTCTGGTGACATACACAGAAAATATGTTGAACTCATCTCCAAACTTTTCCATAAGATAAACCAACCCCTTCTCGTCGATCACATATGACGTAACATCCTTTACTTGAGACTTCGTTGCCCAATATTGATATCCTCCGAAAACCGTGTATGCAATCATTTCCGATTGATCTGGAACATCGTTTTCAGTGACAAATATGTGTTCGACACCATTCATCTCTCTATCCCGCATGGGTCTTGTTGTATATGAACACACATAAGGTATTCCATACCTTCCATACAGAAATAAAGAAAGAGTTGTCTTTCCAGATCCAGATGGACCAACTATTGCTATTATTGTCTTCTTTTTCATTGCTTTAATCCTCCAGATAATTTGCGTATCTTTTCGATATGGTTTTCTCTACATCATCCTTTGTAATTTCCAAAGGAGCAAGTTTAATTTCTCCATCTTCATCGGAGCAAGAAGAATCGTTTGAATCAGAATATTCATAAACGAAATCATTCAATACGGATTCCATCATGGATCTCAAACCACGCGCTCCAGTTCCAATCTTCAAAGCAATTTCTGCCACACGTTCAAGAGCATCATTTGTCACGATAAGATCGATCCCATCCAACGACATCATAAGCTTGTACTGGTTCACAAGAGAATTCTTAGGTTCAGTCAATATCCTGACAAGATCCTCCTTTTTCAAGGAATTCACCGTAGATATGACAGGAAACCTTCCTATGAACTCTGGAATCATTCCATACTTTTTCAAATCATCCTGCGACAGATAGTCAAACGGATTGAAATCTTCCGATCCAACATCTATTCCGCTATTTGAAGATATAGAATACCCTATCTTGTTTGCGTTGATCCTTGACTTGATAGTGTCCTCTATACCAGAAAAAGCTCCTGTACCTATGAAAAGGACGTTTTTTGTGTTGACATAAATCAAAGGTTGATCTGGATGTTTCCTACCCTCTTGCGGTGGAACACCAACCAAATCACCTTCTACCATTTTCAACAAAGCCTGTTGCACACCTTCACCAACGACATCACGGGAAATATGCTGGTTGCTTCCTCTTTTAGCCAACTTGTCAATCTCGTCTATGGAAACGATCCCATATTGCGCTTGGGCGACACTCCACCCACATTTCCTAAGAAGACCTGTTATGATAGACTCCACGTCATCCCCAACATAACCAGCCTGTGTCAATGTCGTTGCATCTGCGATATAACAAGGCACACCCATATAATCCGCGATGCACCTGATCATTGCAGACTTCCCGCAACCAGTTGGACCAGCCATGATGATATTGCTTTTCTCAACCATGGCATCTGGGTTAACATAAGAAAGCAATATGCGCTTGTAATGATTATAGACAGCAACAGACAGGATCTTCTTCGCTTCGTCCTGACCTATGATAAACTCGTCTAGATGGGCTTTCAGCTCTTTAGGCGTATAATATCTGAACTTGACACTATTCGGTAACTCTACTTCTTTCAAAATATCCTATATTTGAATTTATGATGCAAATATACGGAAAAAGAAGATAACAAAAAAGCGTTTTATCTGTTCAAAAGAGAAGCATATGATATTTGCTGCCCGTATGCGTTCTGCTGCATAGGATAAGAAAATCCAGTTCCATAAGTGACATGTTCGAAATCAACGAAGTCACTAGATTCATTAACGGTTTCATCCATTCCGAAAAGTTCCATAAAATCACCATCACTCATCTCTGGGTTATCAATCTCCCATTTCTGTATAATCTCGTTCAATTCATAGACCTTGCTCCTGTTTGCGTTGAAATACAGATACTCCTCTATCCAGTTCACGAAATTGGACTCGTCGAGCATCCTAGGAATATGGTTGAACACTGGCATCGATAGATCGTCGTGGCAAGCAATCCCCTTCAATTTACCTCTCACATAACCAAACGACTTCATCTGGTTGAAAGTGTCCTTACATGTTACAATAACCCTGTGCATAGATATAAGCTTGTTGCCCTTGATACAATAGCTTTCCTTGTTTGAAGTCGTTTTGAAACCAGACTTCTTTTTCTGATGCTCACCAGGGATGGGTTTCTTGTGATACGTCTTCAACACAGTAGAATCCGTATAGAACTGGTGCCTGCGGAACTCCTCAAAGAAAGACTTGCCGTTGAAATTCATCTCCACCATAACCCTCACATTGCTGCGTTCGTGATCCTTGAACAAATTATAAGCGAGGGCCGAACACACCTTTGCCATATGGACCTCATCCTCAGAACTGCATGTATACTTTCCAACCTGAACGAATCTTACACAATCCTTCGGTGAACAACTCAAATGGGAATATCTCCTAAGATTTGCCTTTGAATTAAGAACAAGCTTGAATATTGTAAATGCGTTTGAATCTGGCGTGCGTTCCTTAGTCTGCATGATTTCGTCTGGATCTCCGTTTCCCTCTGATATGTCAACAAGGAAAATGAACCGATCGTTCTCGTCTATATTATTAGGATCAAAGTCTGGATGCCATGTAATATGTTCATCGTTGGCATACTGGTTCCCTACATAAACTTCTTTATGGACATAATCCTTAACAAAACGATCCATGAAGTCCATGTCCTTAGCCTTCATCAACATCTTAGAGTTCTTGTTGAACTGAAGCTCGAACTCTTGGGCGAACTCCTCATCTCCAAAATTAGCACGTTGTTTCGCAGCCCAAGCGTCATCATGTTCTGGAACTTCCCAATAATCGACCCTGATCGGGTAAAATGTGTTCTTCTTTTCCATAGCACCAGACCAGAGTTCATAGAACTTATTGGTTGTTCCATTGGGTGTCGATGTAATTATACACTGAGAAACCTTAGACGAAGACAAAGTCGGATAAACAGATCTCCAGAAATTGTTCACTATGTTAGCTGGAATATGAGCAAACTCGTCAAGTAGAACACAATGAATCGTAAAACCGATCGATGCCGTATTTGTTGTTGCTGTTGACAAAATTTTCGACCCGTTGTCAAGTTCGATCGAAGTCTTACCCCAAGACTTTGTGCCAGGTTTCAACCAAAACGGAAGACCTTTGAAAATCTTCAAAATCTTATCAACAATCTCTATAGCGGTCTTTTCTTTGTTTGCCGCTATCAATATGTTTTTGTCAGAATGGAACACAAGCATCCACGACAAAAAAGCGGAAATTGTTGTGGTTTTACCCGTCTGACGTGCAGCCATTATTATAACATTCTGATTATCAGGTATTAACAAATCTGATGATGCATCATAAGTTTCCGCTGTTACCGCAGAAATTATCTTTTTTTGAAAATCTCTTAATTCAACCGTTGACAATCCATAATCCGTCATGAACTTCGCATAATTCTCTGTATAATAAATCGGATCATCATAACATTTTTGATATTCGTTCAGTTCCCATTCTGTCATATTAAACGGAACGCCTTCCGCCCTAAGATCAAGATCTCTTTGGAAAAAAGGATCAAAGTCTATCTCATACCCATTCTGTCGATCTTTGATAAGCTGATCGATCAACTTTGTTGAATATATTCTTCTCTGACGCCTTACTTCATGCTGAGGTTCTTTTGCCATTCATCGACTCATTCGTTTTTGTCTATTACAAAACCAATACTCTTCACACCATTGATATAAATGTCCAATATGGCATAGTCATACCCCATCCCAGAATCACCGAACGATATGTCACAGTATACGTAAATCTGATCGCTATGCTTAACATATTTGTCAATCTGGTCATTCACCTTCTCCATAACCTGATCCGCCGCGAACCTAGTGTTGAAAACCATATCCTCAAGATCAACACCGAAATCATAAGATCCAAGAACATCTCCGTTCTTCGTTCCGAGTATCATCCTTATCTGTGATATGACGGACTCAACCTCGTTGCTGTAATCTATTATCGTAGGATTGAAATAGGGATCGTTCTCATCCCTTATGTATATTTCCCTTATCATTCCTGTATCTCAAATTCTGTTTCGTTAGCGTTGCTTATCTTATCTATGTGGCGTTTCCTAGCACCAGCGATCAAATCCCTAGTGGACGTGATCATGGTTCCAGACGGATTCTCTATAGCAGCCGCGCCAATGGCCCCAAACTCCTCGCTCTGCTTGTCCCTGATCTCGAACTTCAGATCGACATATGTCTTCCTTATCCGTTGCTCCGTGTCCACTATCTGCTTGTTGATCGACTGTACCCTGTCCGTCATCTGACCGAACACCTCGTACATCCTAGGCATAGTGTTACCAGAAGCTACAAGATCCACCTGAGATCTCTGCATTATCTTATTAAGCTCAAGCTGCATGTAAAGCTCCGTAAGAGTCTCTATATCCTGTTCAAGCTTGTCCTGTATATAAGCTTCCTCTATGATATCCGCTGGGATGATATGCTGGACGATGTTTATAATACTCTTTCTCGCCTTCTTCCTGAGGCCCTTCTTGACAGAATCGTAATCGAACGTGAACATCTTCACCTGCATCGTTTCCGAAGGTGTAGTAGAGTCGACGGCTGAAGCAACGTTTGAAGGAGTGGGAACGACTGCTTCAGACGGAACGTCAAGTATAGATGTTGTCGTCTTAACTGGATCGATCCCGTTCAACAGCTTCTCATAATCAACCCTATCTGATTTTATTGTGCTCAAAACCTTATAAATGCTTCATTTATGGTATTTATGCCTGTTTTTTGATGGGGCGAAAAATAAAAGCGATCGATCCCCATAGGATCGATCGCTTTTTATATATTTTATGATTCTATTTTTTATTATCTATCAAAGTTTTTTGAAATTCGTATAACATCTTCGCTAATTGTTCTAGAAAAGATCTTCCTAGTTCAACTTTCCTATTATGATCTTTTTTTATAATTTCCTCATACTGTTGTATGCTTTGTTCAAACACCTTAGACGCATACAACATTTTATCTGCATCATTACCCATATAATTTTCATTTATATGATGTTTATCTTGTTCATTTTTTCTCAAATAAAACTTTGGCATTATAATTATATCTTTTTTCTTTTATTATTTATCCAAATAAAAAATCAATCCAGTTCAACAGCTTCTTATAATCAACCCTATCTGATTTTATTGTAGCCAAAACCTTGATTTTTTTTCATTTATATTATTTATCTGATGGTTTTGGATGTTTGTAAAAACAAAAAGCGATCGACCCGTGTGGATCGATCGCCAAAAATTAGAAATTATAAAATTATTCAATAACCTTTAAAATCGTTTGCAAATAATTTGAAATTTCAACCAATTCTGGTACATCTTTGAAACATTCTGTGTCGTTTTTGCAAAGAGCTTGAGAAATGTTGAATGTATTATATTTCCAATGATCTGGGTTTTCGAAAAACTCGCAAAGTTCACAAAGATGTTCCTCGAACCCTAGCTTCATTGTTGTTGAAAGTCCGTTATAAGCTCTTTCGCGGCGTTCGATCTCTTCGTCTGATGCCGAATTTGACAAAAGCGTCCAAAGCAAATGGTTAGCAACTTTCTTGTATAACTTATCAACACGATGTTTCAACAAATCTTCATATTCATCCCTATTAATACGAACCATTTTTCCATCTTTTTCTGTCATGTATATTCCAACATCAACTTTTTCTCCACTTGGAGTTTTCAGATAAAGAATTCCCTTAGTATCAAAATCACCTTTGTTTACATCACTTAGAAATGTTTGTGCATATATGACGTATTTCCCAACCTCTGGATTATACGGCATGGTAATCGGAAACATTTCATCAAGAAAATCAGCTGAAGAACTATATGTATCCGACGGACATTCAACATCAACATAATAATATCTATCTATGTCATGATACTTAACGCAGCCATCGATCGTTTCTGTCCTGAATAGACTGCTCATCCTAAGACATTGAAGATCAGATTTCAATCCACGTTCCTTTAAATATTCCTCAGATTCCATAGGATACTCTTCTGTACCTCTTTCTACGCTAAAAAAATCATCGTCTGTTATCGGCGTGAGCGGCTGATTATCCATAAGCCTTTCAAGTATTCTTTTTGTAAAACTAAAAGACATACCGCTATGTCCATCATCCAATAAAGATTTATAAGCTTTCAATGCTGACTTGTAACAGCTACATCCATAATCGAAATCGTCACTATCGAAATTATGATCTGGATTTTCTTTCCCGCAGGCGAGTCTACACTCATTCTCTGCCCATTGATACATGTTCATTTTATTTATTTTTAGTTTAACGTTTCTTTTTTAAAATAAAATAGACAGTATATAAAACAAACTGAAAAATCTCGATAAGGATCCAGATTTTCAATGAGATATAAATCACAACAATAAAAACACCAAGAGCAATCCTCATTTTTTAGTAATCAATTTACTGACGATAAACCTGCTGTCCAAGCCCTGAACATAAGTATCCCCCTTTATTGAGCATCTCGATACTCTATACCTAAGATTGTCTATGACAACTTCAACCGTGAAAGGATCTTCGGTGTCTCTCGGTTTACCAGTTATCTTCTTGGAAAAAACTTTCGACGAAGGTTCAAACTCGACCAACGGGAACTTGTCATAGTCAACGTCCTTCTTTTCTTCTAAAGTTTCACCAGAGGCTTTGTTGTCCTTTCCAGTTCCAGATCCTCCTTCAATTTCCTGTACTTTCTGTTTAGATCGTCTAGTTCTTTTGACTTGTCCCTTAACTGATCCATCGCCTCTTTTTTCAGACTCTCCGCCTTTTCTATCTCTTTTATCAGGTTTCGCGTCTCCATGTCGTTCCTCACGAACGGGAGTATTTTCTGGACGACCGTCGCCTTGAGCGTTCTGGATAGCTCTGAATCCTCTTTTAGCAACACGGTGAGCTTCTTTATTAGCTGATTCAACGTGTTCTGGTTTTTCATCAGCTGATTGTGTTCCAGTTCGTTCATCTTCTTGAACTTCCTGTGATGTCTTCCCCTTACAATTAGTACTATCGTTATCACGGCACACCACAGGGACAACAGGATCGTCGGAAAATAAGGCAAATGAATTACTCTCGAAAAAACTTCCACCATTACGCTTCCTGCCCATCTTCGTTTTGATTTTCTGTCCAATAAGGGAAAACTTTACTCTCATTATCGGAATTATCCCAACGAACCTCATTCATCCCGCAATATGGGCACTCGTTCAAGACAAAGTTCATCTTGTCATCATCCTCAGTAACCGTATCATCATAGTCAGAAAGCATGAAATTGTTTGCCATAGAAACCTTATGCCCACAATTCAGGCAATGTCCATTCATGATATCTGGTTCATCCAACCTTCCAGAAATGTCCATACCATCCTTGTAGAATTCATAATTCTGCTTATCCTCATCCAATGGCTCGGTTTCCTCATATATCGCCCCACAATACGGACAAAACAAAATCGTAGTCGTTCCTATTTCATCATCAAAATCTTGGATATCCTCTACTTCAAGTTCATGTCCGCAACGGACACATTTTAATCCTTCTGTAATCATAAGTTATTGATTTTAAACTATTTCATTTTTTCAGAAAGTTCCTTCTCTCGTCTTTCGAGAATCTCCTCCAACTTATATCTCTCCTTCTGTGCCCTGACCATCTCCTTCTTATAAGCTTTTCTTTTAGCGAAGAAATCCCCCAATATCTTAGGAATGAAACCCTCTATGTCATTCCTGTAAACGGAACCATTCACACACTTTATCTCGTTATCCTTGGGTGTATAGTTCTTGTCCTTGAAAAGGAAAGTGTCTGGCGATATGTTAAACTGACGCATTGTTGTCGGATACAACGAAGCATAATCTAGACAGTACACATTCCTGTATATCCCTGGAATTGGCTGGAACACAAACGCACCCTCATATTCCTTCTTTTCTAGGGATTTCTTGACAACTGGAAAAACCTTGTTTTCCTTATAGAGGTATTCGGCTTGCACAATCTCGATACTCTTGGATGATGCAAACGACGACAACAACGGAACATTCATAAGGGAAGCTAGACCGAACATGACAGCGCTTGTCTTGAGCTTCTTGTCGATTTCTCTCACCAAAACACTATCGATCGCGTTATAGAAAACATACTCCTTCTTCTGGCGTTCCCACATCTCCTTGAACCCAAGCTGATGGGCAACCTTCTTGATTCCAAGGACCCTGTCCGCAACCCAATCGAGCTTGTTACTTTCCTTAGGCTGTATCGATCTATCGAGTTTCTTATAGATCTCCATATAGTCGTACATGCACTTGTGCATAGGAACAGTCACCTTATCGATCGCTGGATCCTTTGAGACATACGGAACCCATGTCCCAGTGGGGGACAATGACGATATGTCTATACCAAGATTGGCTGCACGGTTCACAAGATAAGGCCAGTCGTATCCGAAATAGTTCCATCCCGTTATGCAAGGTGTCTTCGCTATGTAATCGAAAAACAATGAATGTAACAGATGAACCTCCGAATCAAAGTATCTGTAAACGAATTTGTACTTAACGCCCAACGGCTCACAATGCTTGTCAATCTCTTTTTGGATCCAGTCTATATCAGATTGAGAAAGATCAGCCAACCCAAGAACAGTCGCGACATCATCCTTGATGAAAGAAACGGTGTTGACGGTATTCCTTGCGTCCTTTGCCTCTGGGAATCCAGTATCATCAACATTGACTTCAATATCAAGATATGCTGTCTTTGGAATATACAACTTGCGAATGTCTTTAAGGTTTTCATCGTCTGGATACCACCTTTCCATGTCCATGAAAATCTCATGGATCCTTTGATCACTGAACTTTCCAACGATCGGAACCTTCACGACAGGCTTGTTGTCCCACGACACATATTGAGGATCTGGTATATCCTTTTTTGTCGCAAGCTTCCATGAGTACATAAGCTCTTGTGGAAGTATCCAAAAATAGGACTTTATCTCACCATCCTTTCCTACATATGATATATAAAGGAACTTCTGTTCTCTACCATACGGATCCAGAACCTTTACTCCATTTCTTGTATAATCTCTTACTTCGTGATTTACAATCATTTTGAAAAAGCATTTTTAAAGAATCCCAATAAATAAGGAAGATTTCGACGCAAATATACGGAATATTAGCTGAACAAAAAAGTGTTCTATTAAAAAACAATTCATAACTCACTGTGTCACAAACAACTGGAGAAACAAATTATCCTGTAACTGGATCAACTTTCAACTCATCCGAAATAGCGCAAAAACTATTCTTATCATACGATGCGGTATGCAATGCGGAAGAAAACCTAGGAAAAGTTGAAAAAGCCATTGTTGAATCGTTTCCAGATAAATTCGACATGTGTGACATAAGTTCTTTCGCGACAAGACTTGGAGGAATATCATCTGATCTTGTAAATATCCAGAAATCCATGATAATTGCAGTATCAAACGGGATGTCAGATGACATACAATATGACACTGGCATGTTTGAAAACATTAACGAAGACGACATTCAGATATCGGTTGATGCGAAATACACGAAATACATAGCATCCCAAATCATACTGAAAAAGTTCCAAATCGTAAAATACAGGATCGAAAAGGTCAAAAAGACCATACAAATCATAGAGGCAAAAGTTGTCAAAAAGACACTGGAATCTTTGTTGAAGGGAAAAGGATCTGCTGCAAATCCAGCCCTTGCAGCACCTATTGCTGCACTTAATGCCCTTGCACAAGTCGTTAACGGAATAATGCAAATTATCAATGTTATAATAACAATTATAGCAAGCATACCAATAATGGGTGTAGACGCAGCTGGAATGTGCTTTTTCATGACGCCTAAGAGTTTCATGACGACAAAGATGCAAATCATGAACGTAAACAGATCGATAAACAACACTATACCAGATCCAGTCGCAAAAACGATTTCCACCGTCCAGCAAAAGATCAACGAGGCAAACGGCGTTATAAAAAAAACGAACACCGCTCTAATGGCGACGGCTGGAGCCGCAACCGCTGGACGTGATTTTAACCCAGGCCAGTTTGGAACTCTCCAACAATTCGATCACCAGACTATCAAAACAGCAACAAACCTCATACTGATGACACTAGTCGATGCGGAACCCATTCCACGGTACGAAAAGCTATCGATCCTCAACATAAGGTTCATTGTATGGCTAGCGACTGGTTTCGTCCCAGCAGGGGCAAGATCGTTCGGCATACCAGGAATGCCTTAAAAATCAACATACCGAAAACCACGAAAACCTTTCATAGGAACTGGAGCAATGGGATGGAACGGACCAGATCTCTGAATAAATTTTCCGTTCCATTTTTTCCCTGTCGCTTGGCATTCAAAATCGAATTCATCGACAAATCCGACAACATCCATCCAACCCACAACAAAACCTCTATGGCAAACGTAACATCTTTTTATGAAAGGTCTGTCTTCTTTTTTCGGCAAGAACGGAACACGAAAATTCATAACCATCTTATAGTCCTTAACTTGTTCAAGCTCTTTCTCGTAATCTGACCAGTCGACATTACTTGGTAAAGTCACACAAATATTTTTCTCCATTGTATTTTCTTCATTTTCTGATATTTATCATCTTAGATAAATACAAAAACTATTTTTAGAAAATGTTAAAATTTTCATGGTGCGGATACAATTGGCATTCAGAGATGGAAGGGGGGAGAATAATTCATCCAGAATCCCCATGGTATTGGTACAGTCAAGATACAATAAGATGCGCAGAAAACGAAACATTGGAGCTTTCTATCAAAAGAAACCCAAAAACAATTCATCATTGGGATGGTAACACATACAATCCAGCAATAGAAGTAGCAACAATGAGATCAGTAGAGAGCTTCTCTTTCGGCACATTCTCCGCTGAAATACAACTTCCTTCTGGAAAAGGATTATGGCCATCGTTCTGGTTGTCAGGGGACGGAAACTGGCCCCCAGAGATAGACATCATGGAGGCATGGTCTGGATATGGAAACTACCTTAAACTTTTTATAAGACAGCCTCCATATCTACAGCTTTCGTGGCGTACAACTACAAATGTCCACTACAACAACGACTTCATGGCGCATAGATCGATCGGTTCAAAAAATATACCATGGACTAAACAGACAAAAAATCCAGAATTCAATTTCATAAAGTATGAATGCGAATGGCTACCAAACAGTATAGTGTTCAAAGTCAACGGAAAGAAATTCAGAGAAGTAAAAGGAGATATATGCAAAATGATGAGAATCAATACAAAAACCCCTTCAAGAGAATGCAGAATGAACATCATATTTAACGTATGGTGCGAAAACCCAGACAAAAAAGAAGTGTTTATATCTCACCCAATGAAAATCAGAAAATTCAAATATGTTCCGATAAATATATAAAACATTATTAAAAAATGCCGAACACAAACAAATTCAACGCATATAAGTATATAGCACCAAATTACGAAACAGCTGTAAAGCACCTTGTAGACAAGGGATTAGTCCTTGGGGAACCAGCCGTTGTCCCATACTACGAAGACGAAACGACAAAAAGCGCAAGACTTTTATTCGGAATAGGTTCTATCAATGGTGCCGTAGAAATATTCAACGGGGACATGATGGACACATCAACAGGTTCTTTGTCCATAATATATTACGGAGCTGGAACAGAAAAAATCGCTGTTATGCAAAACTCCATCCGTTCAAATACACCATATATGTCTTTTCAAATTACGGTCACGGAAACAGGGTCTAAGATATACATAGGGTTTCCTTCATCCATGCCCAATGTAAGATTTGACATAAACGGATCCATTGAACCAACAGCAATATCTAACATAATAATAGGTTCTAAATCCTATACGCTTCACGAAACCATGGAGACATTTGACGAAGGAATATACAACGTAAGGGCAATAAACGAACATGTTGAAGACTCCATAGTGATAACAGCCAATCCTAACATAATCGACGTAGGAATAGATACACTAATATCAATAACGGCAAAATGTTCAAACGACGCAAATCTTATAACTATATACGACGCAAGCAATAACATCCTTAACAACGGAAGCGGTAAAGTGTTGACAACATCATACTTAATTACTCCAGAAACATCAGAAACGATAAAATTCAAAGCAACAGCAGACTTTGGAGGTGGAAAGATCCTTTCATCGCAAACATCAGTCACAGCTGTACTTACAATATACTATGGTGCTGGGCAAACATATAAAGATGCAACATCAGAGATACACAATACAACTCCAGCTGGTCTATACAACATAACAGTAAACGAAAACGGGGACAAGTTCTTCTTCATTATACCAAAGAACCTGAACGGATTCAAGATCACGATGAACGGATTCGATGTCCCTATGATCGCATATAACACACAAGACGACTTGTATACAGTTTATGAATCAACAAACGTATACACCGCTGGAAATTATATCCTATACATAGATGTTCCAAATCCAATTCCACCTACCCCAGAAACATCTGTAATATATTATGGAGCTGGACAATCGTACACTGATATAACAACATACAAGGAAACTGAAGATCCTAAAGGTCTGTATGACATATACACAGAAAGAAACGGGGACAAGATATTCTTCATAGTTCCTCCTTACATGACAATACCTTATATAAAGATGGGTGGATTCGAGATGCCAACAAAAACATACACGGCTGTTATAAATGGAATAGCATACACAGTATATGAATCTACGAACCAATATACAGCTGGAGTATTTAAGATAGAAGTTCTATAAAATATACAAAAAAGAAAAGGCATCTCTAAAGAGGTGCCTTTTTCTTATTGTTCTGAAAAATATTCTGGTCAAATCTCATTGATCGCGACAACAACATCATCCTTCCATTTTGTTTTCAAATTCGTAAAATAAAGCAAATCGCACAAAATAGCTATAGCATTTTTATCAGATTTAACTTTGCACAACATTCCGACATCCTGTGCAATCCTATCCGTTCTTAAAATTTTATCCATAATTTTTCATCCACTTGTCTATCTTTTCCAAAATACGTTCAATAGTATCAAGATCAAAAAGATCATTCTCGTTTCTCCTCAACGAAGACTCCATGTCAATCCAGTAGTCGTTTTCTGGTTCAGACTCCTCTATCTGATATAGCCTGAATATTACATTATCTTCATCAAGACCTCCAGCATATCCTACCATTTTACTTGTTTTTCCAACATATGGCAAGAATGCCATATCAAAAACGCCACGTCCACCAGACATGTCACATAGCATCGATATCAAAGGATTTTCTTCGTTAATCTTATAAAGATCACAATCATCTGGAGATCTCTGCTGGATGATAAACTGCTTTACATCAAAAGGACATCCATCTATCTTGATCAAACCATCGACACCCTGATGTGCCACATTCAGCTGGATCCTGTCGAACATTCCTACCTTTTCTTCGTTAACTTGGCAAATTTCTAAGAGATCTGACCAATTTCCCATGAACGACTCCCTTGACAAACGACCGCAAAGATGCAATGACAAATGTAAACCATGTCCACAAAGTCTATCAAGTATATCTGGATTCGGATATCTGTTCCCGTTCTCTGCCCAATTCATAGACATCAACACACCAAACTCGGCATAAGGATATCTATTTTGAATATCGACCAGTCTTTCTATATCGGTCATTTCATCAATTCCAGTAAATGTGACTGTTTTTAGCTTATTCATGATTTTTTTGATAAAATGTTCTTTGAAAAATTCTTCTCTCCAAACGAAATGGTTATTCATTTCAGGTAATATGTGAGTCACCAATGACATTTCACCCTCTTTATAACATTTCCCAAGATAAGGTTCAAATACATATACCTCACCTTTTTTAAAATGTGTCGTTCTTTCTTCGTCAGTAGTGTCTCCATAAGAAGGGTTATAGTCAAAATCTTCTTTTACTATGTATTTACAAGGGTGCGCTTTCATTATTCTCTTGCTTATTAATTTTATCAAAGCATACAAAATCACAATCCAATTTCGTACACCCATCACCTCCGCTGATGGATATTGATATTCCGTTGTACAAGTTATCTCCAACTGTAACTAATGCATTAGGGTTATAATGACTTAATTCTTCTATAAGTTCTTTTACTGTCATATCTTATTTCTCTTTTTGTATTTTTCCGTTTTTATATTTAATAAGCTTACCATCCACGACATACCAATTCTCTTCGCTCTCTCCATACACAGAAAAATCCTTGTAGAAGCCATTATCTTTCGTGTAGAGCCTTCTTCTATGCTGGATGATGAAATCCTCCGTCACAAACCACGGAATCCATCCTATGGCAACTGTGCTAAAAAACTCAGCTGTAGATATGTCATTCTTCTGATAGCACTCAAGTGTGTACATATAGTTCTCTACAAACGATCGATGTTCCCTATACATGAGAACAACTGGATGGTGTGCCCATGCAAGGGATTTTTGATCTATGGCTGCAAGAATCTGTCGACATTCTATGATCTGCTTGTTAAGACGACGAGGATCCAATGTTCTGGCAACGTCGATCGGTGATTTGTATGGTAAAAAGATCTGCATGATGCAAATATACGGATTTTTTATTTTTGAAAAAAATCAATCTTATAGAATCTCATCAAATTCTCGCCAATTTTCTCGCCACATGGCGAGATAAAGAATCATAGTTGTTCATGGCCCCGTTGTTCATGGCCCTAAAAAAAAAAGGTAATTATATACTTGTTGGCACAAGATTAAAATCAAAAGTCAATAATATATGAAATTTCACAATTATCATGGTCTGAATCACCTCCCAATCTTGTTGAAATTTCTTGTTTTAACACAAATGGCTCTTCGTTTTTTGAAACATATATTTTCCCATAAGCGTTTACTGTATTCCAACTATAATGTCCGTGATTACAACTTATTTTTAAATATGTACTGTCATGGTATTTATATGGACCATAAACTTCTGTAAATGAGCCTACTATTGATTTTGTAACAATAGTATTTTCAGTAAGCAATTCTAATTGTGCTGAAGGAGCATTGTAAGGCGGATTGCTTACAACAACTTCATATTTCACATAATAAGAATCTCTTTGTTTAGTGCAAGAGATAAACATCATTCCAAGTGCAATTAAGCACATAATAAAAATCTTCTTCATCTTATTGTATTTTAATTTGTTATTATTCATTTTGTGCCATCAGGTATATAATTCCCAAAAAAAAAACCATTTACAACAATAACATTTGCAAAACTTCATCATTCTGTTGGTTGTTCGCGGATCTAAAAAAGCCATTTACAACAATGTATAAATAAACATGATGCCTATGATAGGGTTGTTCGCGGCCCCAAAAAAGCCATTTACAACAATGCATGGATGTTCATCGACAGGGAACGATCCGTTGTTCATGACCCCAAAAAAGCCAGTTACAACAGTTGAAGTAAAAGTCATATCAGATGAAGTTGAGTTGTTCGTTGCCCATAAAAAGCCATTTACAACAGTTTCGAACTCACCCAAGCCATAGCCATTCGAGTTGTTCGTTGCCCATAAAAAGCCATTTACAACAGTTAATGCAAGTTTTTCACCAGTTGAAAGCGTGTTGTTCGTTGCCCATAAAAAGCCATTTACAACAATGTTCTATGACGATGAGGCCACTGCCCCTGAGTTGTTCGTTGCCCATAAAAAGCCATTTACAACAATTTTTACGCCCGACAATTTCACTGTCATACAGTTGTTCGTTGCCCATAAAAAGCCATTTACAACAATGTCTTAGGTATCGGTGGAAATCGGACGAGAGTTGTTCGTTGCCCATAAAAAGCCATTTACAACAATATATTCTTTATATTAAACTGATACTCAATTTTTAACAAGCATGTCAAAGAACGAAAAATCAATATTTTGTTTCAAAACCATGATCAAAATCACCAGTTTTTCAATTCTATTGCACCCAACGAATCCAGTCGATCGATCATCGTTTTCTGGTTCTTGATCTTCGAGTCCCATTGAGGAGAACCATACGTATTCCATGTCTTGAAACAAAGCGTACTTCTCCAATCAATTGTTTCGGCGATATATTTCAGGTTGAGTGCTGCATTATAGTCAGCATTAAGACCATTGATATGCGACTCCTGTGTCTTTCTCACTTTTCTCTTGTCTACAAGAACTGTCTTCTTCGTTTTTCTGACTTTTCCGTTGCTGCTCTTCTTCTGAACAACAATCTCCTCAGTAAACACTTTATGAGTAACACTGTCCATTTGCGAAGAAAAATATGGCGGGACGATGACAACGCTGACCTTTCCGTTATTCGACAGTTCCACAAACTTATCCTTCACATCTGCAAAATGTGTAGACTTGATGACAGTGTCGTACAGCAAGTTCTTCTTGTGAAGCATTACTGCTTTTTCCGAATAATTTATATCGTTGATTTTCCCGTTAACGAGAGTCATGACATAATACCCCTTTTTGATAAACTTCCCGACAGTTTCGTGATTTTCCGCTTCCTCGATTGTCTTCCCTTTTAGCTTGAAATGATCCAGCATAGAATTACAAGATGGATAGCTGATCTTAACATCCATGAAAGTTGAACTCTCCAAGTTCTCAAGGGAAATCCCATCGAACCCGTTCAGTCCGATCACATAATAACCGTATTCCACGATATTGTCCCTACACGCAAGGATCTTCTTGGAAAGCATGTCCATTTCCGAACGAAGGCTGGTTCCACGGCACGTTGTATGGAAACCTTCATCCTTTCTCCTGTCATCCTTTTCCCCGAATCTCATCAGATTGTCATAGATCTTCTGTTCATTCGAGTAAGCGAGTTTCGTAGAGAACAAAGCTTTCAGCAAGGCACGGATCTTCAGCACATTCTGAACATAGATTCTTTCGCGAACCTTCCCCTCTTGGAACAGTCTGATGGCGATCTTCTTCATTCCAGAAGTAATCTTATCCTCGACGATCTTCTCGTGTTGTGTCGTTCCTATAACACGGGATCCAAGATACGGAGTCTCGATCAAACCGAACATTACATATTTTGAAAGTTCGGAGAAAATCTCATACTCTTCCTTATTCAGGACATCTGTAAAATCACTATCGGACAACAACTCTCTATATAGATTGACATAGCATTTCGTGTTTCCGTCATCCTTTTCTGATGTCATAAGAAACATATGCTTAATATTGACATCTGCACCGATAATCTTTTCAAGCTTTGACTCATTCTTTTCACAGAACGTTCTCATCGAGATAATGGCATACATGTCGTCTCCATCTATTTCTAAAGATAACTGAGATCCATGGCAATTCTCTATATCAACCAGCATCTCTCCGTTTTTGATCAAAGCACGATGTCCAAGCAAATCGAACTCCATATGGTTCTTGTCGACAGAAAACTTCAGTTCAAACCCTTGGCAACCTTCCTTTCTCTTTATATCATACGATATGCCATTGAGAGTCAAAATCTTTCTGTCGGATTTTCTCTTGCTTCCACGGAACTTGCTTAACGTTTCGACTTTAAGATTATCCAACTTATCCAACACTGTTGTTCTGTTGGCCCTATAATAATCATAAAGGATTGTAGTTCTTTCGAGTTCCCTTTCCTGATCGCCCTTCATCTCAAGATATCCGATACGATCTTTCCAGTTATCGTCAGTAAGCAACTCATTCTTTTGAATCTCATAGATCGCTTGCAGGCATTTTTCGTCATCAGCCGAATCCTCATCGATATTCTTTCTTCCAATCTTGACCTTTGCTTGGGTCATTCTCGATTTCATGTCTGAAGAAGCATTTGCGGCAAAACCAAAAGTCCTGAAAACAGATTCAGAGAAACCAAGTGACTTCTCTTTGTCATATTTACAATTCTCTTCCGTCTTAGTACATTCGATAATAAGGTTGTCGGCGTTCATTCCACCGAAACCTCTCGTGAAGATTTTGTAAAGTGGTTGATCTTTCCACTCGTCGCTCAAAGATGTCATTGCATATTGCGAATCCATCTTATGAGGGCTAATCCTGCTTGCCGCTTCCCCGATAGTCATCGAAGTTAGGTGATCTGCGATCCATTGGCTCACGTTGTTGAACTTTTGATCGTATTCAACGATACCAGCTTTAATGTCTACATTGCCAGAAAAGCTCTTTACTTTAAGTTTGTAGGTCTTATAAACCTCTCCCTCTCTTTTTTGCAAACGTACATGTCCCATATTGGTTAGTTTTAGTGCTGCAAATATACGGAACATTTCCAAACCAAAAAAAGAAAATATACAAAAAAAAAAGAAGACCGACTCTATCGAATCGGCCTTCCGTAGTCAATCGCTTGCTACCCGCAGTGATTAAACCAGTTGATCTGGAGTGTTCACGAAGAAGGTCACATAGTTCAACTCAGGATAGAAACCTGCGTCGACCAGAGCGTAACGGCTCTTGATGACAACCTTCGGGCTTGCGGTTTGCTCTGCAATCAGGCGGACGCTTTCAGCCATGATATATGGGCAGAAGAACACACCTGGCTCATCCTTGGCACCCTTACGACCAACCAGCACTCTCGTGTCAGAAGCCTGCATGTAAGGATCGACGTACACCGTCAGACCGCTGATTTGACCAGCAGGATACAGGCTACCGTTGTTCTGGTTAATTGTGTTGGCGATAGGAGCGAACGAATACTGAGCGTTGCTCTGCAGGATGGTGGCGATCTTGTAGTTAGTCACGCAGAAGTTTGCGGGACCTCTACGTCCACGGTTCATCACCATGTTACCAGCATACATCATGTTAACTGCGATCCTCTTGGAGATGGTGTCGAAGTTCTCGAAGTTACCATAGTTGGTGATTGCGGGAACGTCCATAGTGACCAGCTCTTCAGTCTGAGCATCGTCGAAATAAGTCACACAAGTCTTGGTTGTTGCGACACCAGTCATGCTGATGTTCAGGTTCACACCTTCAGCCTCGTAAGCCTCAACGTGGTTCCTCCAACCGAGAGCGAACAGACGGCTCAAGATGTGCTTGTTGATGCTCTGTGAGAGTTCATTGATACCAGCGTTTTCCACAAGCTTCAGCACATCGATACCCCACTGCTTCTGCAGGTCTTGGACCTGTTCTTGAGTGACGGCGACGGCAACACTTTGTGTACCAACCTGACCGAACTTAGTGAACACCTTCAAGCTCATCTGGCGAGGATACTGCATCTCACCAGTTGCACGATCCATAGGCTCATAGAGGTGCATGTCATCTTGGAACGTACCGCTCCAAGGATCGCTGTCATACTTGCCAGCACCAGTGAAACCGAGGACTTGATCCTCAAGGGCGCTGATCAGACGAGGACGTTGCAACGAGAAAGTGAAACCACCAACAGTGACACTGATAGAAGCATCAGCGGTGAACACAGTACCCAAAGAAACATTCTTCGAATCAGCCATGACCTTGAACATAGGATCAGCCGAAAGACGGCTCAAACCGATGAACTGGACATTCATTGCAGTACCAGCTTCAACACTACCATCACCAATCTTAAAACCTTGAGAAGCATCCTTCATTGCTTGGACAGCTTCGGCCTTGCTTGCGTCGATGACCATCTTTGCACGGAATGCGTGAGGGGCCTCATACAAACTGTAAGCAGGATCAACCTTCGAACCGAGCTTAGTTCCAATCTTAGGATTGGCAGTAGCACCATTGTACGAAGGAGTTGCACCGTATGCATCCTTAGAACCGCTGTAAACGTAATCCAAGAAAGGAATCACGTAGGTAGGACCAGGGGTAGGCAGGTTGTTGACCAAATCGAAACCGATAGTCCTTGCGGCAACTTGCAGAGCCATAGGAAGCAATGCAGGCCATTTGTCACCAGAACCCTTGGCTGCAGCCGAACCCTGATCGACACCAGTCATGCCAGCCATCTGTGCGGGCTGAGCGTTACCGATACCGTTGGTGTTATACAGCGTATTGAATGGGAATGTAGCTCCACCGATGGCTTCCTCGTTCAGAGCCATGGTATGATAATGAGCGTACTCGCACATCCAGTCGAACTTGTCGCTGGACTCGTTAACAGCGTTGTTAGTGATAGTCTTGATGGCAGGACCCCAAGCTTCACGGATAGCTGCGATATTTACTTTATTCTTTGCCATTTTGTTGTTTTGTAATTTGTTTTTACTTCAGGCTAAAAAGTCTTTGATTTATTTATTAACCTGATTTTCGGTCATTTTAGACCATTTTGCTATGATTTTGACGGTTTATGAGCTATTTTCGCAATATTTTAACGATTATATGCCGCTGCCATCTCTGTCACAGCGTTGATGAAGTCCTTTCCGTATGGAAGTTCCTCTTTCACAGGCGCAACGACTTTAGGCATAGAGGAAACAAACTGCTCGTTGAGCATCCTTGCTCCTTCTGCGCTGGTAAGGCCAGTGTTCTCCCAGAAAACGTTTATGTCGTTCTGGTTTTCGAAGAGTATAAACGAAGCTGTGTTCCTTATGGAATCCTTGACGCTTTCGCTTGCATTCTCGAACATCTCCCTATACTCCTTTGGAGCATACTTCAGCCAAACCTCGGTCTCTTGCCTGTACTCGATTCCGTTCTTCCAATTCTCGTTGACACTGTCGATATCAGCGATTCCGTTGTCCACAAGATAGTTGATCACATTGTTTTTCTGCGACTCTTTCAGACCCATGAAACCAGCGAAATTAGATTCGTTCAGCAAACGGGACATCGGGTACTTCTGTATATTGTAGGATTCGTCAGCCTTGCGTTGATCGCCCTTGTTTTTTATGGCTTCAATCTTATCGTCCAACTTTTCCATGAAATTAGTCTTTCTCTCCTTTAATTCATCACAGTCGAGGAGCATCTCCTTTTCCTTTCCTTCTGGAGTCTTCACCCTACCCTCATCGGTAGACTCATTGCCATCCTCGTTGTCATCATTTTCATCAGACTTGTCTTCATCGTCCGAATCCTTATCATCTTCCTTATCATCATCTTCCTTGCTATCATCAGCCTCAACTCCGATAATCTCTACACCTTCGCCAGAAGTTTCAGCCCTGACAGAAATAATTTCCACACCATTGTCGTCCTTATCGGAATCTTTATCGGAATCCTTCCCGTCATCTGCCTTATCATTATCGGACTCATCTTCCTCGTGAATTCCATTCGCATTGTTCAAGATCCTAGATGCTTTATCCATAATCTCTTCCATAGCTTCAGTGTTTTCATCCTTAAACATATCCTTGTTATATGATGTAATAGCATCAATGATGCCTTTTTCAATGACATAATCCTTATTGTTACCGTATCTCTCAATCACTCTCTTAATAGCAAAAGGATTGATATATAGCTTTCCACCGTCATACCTGAAATTCTCCGCATCTTCACTTTCCGTGTATTCATACGTTATTTTCTTTGTAGACGGGAACTTGTCGTTAAGATAAGACATCGCGCCATTGACGGCATCGACAACTTCCTTATCTTTATGCATGTCTTCCATATAATCGTCTGAATTATTTTCCTTAATATTCTTGGCTTCCTTCCTCAGTTTCGCATCAGAATTAATCTCCATAATAGAAACATCTTCATTCAGCATCCCAAACTGAGGAGCAGCGTTTTTCGCCTCAAACCTCTCAGATTCCGTAAGAAACTTATAAACGTTATCCGTATATTTATCGGATGTTTTAGACTCATTAACACGATGAAGAACAGCTCCAGCAAAACCTGGTTTACATACCAAATCAAATGTATAAATCTGTTGGATACTAACAGTTTTGTCACTATTTACCGTACCAGCGGCCCTTGACGATATATGAAGGGGAATGCCCTGATCGACCAAAGCCTGAGCAAGCTTGCCATTTGGCGTGTTAAGCAACTCAATCTTACCTTGGATCGTGTTTGTGGACTTATCGTACCAGAGATCCAGAACTCTATGAGAAGCCTCCTTCAACTTAACCTCAAACCTATCGTCTGGATGATCAAGTTCACCAAGCAAAGGCTCACCTTTCTTGATATCATCACGAAGATACTGAAGATGTTTAAGGTATTCATCAACTTCATAGATTCTCTTGTTCCTGTTCTCTACACCGAACGGACCAGCAAACAAGCCTTGGAGTATATATCGATCTGATGTGCTCTCACTCTCGTTGAGCTTCATCGGCTTAGATGAGTTTCCGCAAATCAAAAAACTTTTCATTTGTTAGAAAAATAATCGAATTTATTTATTTATCGTCTTATTATCTATATTTTATGTGTTATATTGAACAAATAAGGAGTCTATCGGCTCCTTATGCTTTATGGAAATCGATCTATCTGTTAATCCTTATCTTTCTTCTAGGACGACCGATCTCTTCCAAATCATGTTCATCTTCCCTATCGTTCTTACGAAGGGCATCGAAATTGATCTCCATATCACGCTTCTCTCTTGGAGATTCGTCTGGATTGTCCCCTTCACGAGGATCTTGGAAATCCTCCTTGTCATGAACCAAAGCAAGCATATTCTGATCCTTCTTGTTATCGTGAACATAATATGAATACTCTGTCGCGTTCTCAGACTCAAGATATTTCCAAAGATTAACAAGTGCAATGTCCATTAGAGATCTGAACTCCCCATATTGTTCCTGAAGATCCCTCCAATCCTTCCTCTCGTCGAAATTGAAGTCTTTCAACACATCTATGGCGAACTTCCTGTCCTCAATATAGTTCAGAAGCTCATACTGGACAAACCCATGAAGACGATCCGTGTCGTTGTTCTCAACATCTTCCTTTGTTATAAGGTTTTTATCGATCGCGGACTGGACCTTGTCCACTATTTCATTAAGGAATGTATCTTTATTGAATTTCATTTGATATCAAATATGATTATTTTCTGTCCATTTAGTTTTTTACATCCTGTATGGTACGTTCCAACCAAGTTTTATTAAGAGCAAATCTCTTTAGTTCAACCCAATTAAAAAACCTTCCACAATTTGTTGAATCCACATTAAACTCTCTATCGCCATTATGTGCATATAATCCAAAATATATTCCTTCATTCTTATTAGACATATCTATAAGAAAATAAAAATTAAACTTTCCTATATTCCCAGCATTTAATCTGTACACCAGATTTCGTTTTGAATCTTCTACCCACCCAAAACTTATCAATTCTTTTTTTATCGATTCTGTATCTATATCTTCATCTGGAACAAAACCTGGCTGATTTTTATGTTTCCATTCAATTGATTCATGGATAGATTTAGGCATAAACGAGATTCCATTAATCTTAGTAGCAATATACTTACAAATAACCTCACCAAGCCACTTTCTAATCAAAGAAATCTTAACTTTCTTTCCTATAGATTTCTCTATCTGATTTTTCAAATCAACGACGCACTTGCACTCACCTTTGGATACAAGATGCATAATGACATTATCAAGATCTTCTCTTATTTTCCCTTTGAACCAACTTTCTATCTTTTCATCCGATGATTTTTCAGTTAAAGGCATGCTACCTTCCATAATAAATCGCAAACCATTCTCGTTCAAACCGCCATCTTTACTCCACATCTCGTTTATAACGGACTTATACTCAGCTTTCTCTTTTTCAGAAAGAGCGTTAAAATCTTGTATTCCGTATTCCTTCTTAACCGCAGCAATCAACTTTGCCCTGTCAACTGCGAAAGCCTTCTGTTGCTCGTTAAGTGTGCGCTGCCTTGAAGTCTTATATGCTTTATCAAAAGATCTCATCGTATATAAAGTATTTTTCTTTTCTATTTATTGACGTATAAATTAAACAACTGTTACGTTTTTGATCGAATAGAACGGTTCCTTGTCATAACGAAAATCGGAATCGTTGAATTCGTTGTCATACATGTCCCTGCTCGCCTGCAAGACAATCTCGTTCCCTTTCTTAATAGGACGTGTCGCATATATCCTGATCGACTTATTTGTCCCATCTATATACTCATAGTCTGCATTAGGCTCCAAATTACAGTCAAGATTACTCCTGTAATAAGAAGCATATCCGAAAGGAATTCCATATAGATTTCTCTCTGGATCGATATCGAACGTGAACTCCCTAACTGTTTTAGAATACATGTCAGAAGGATGTATTATCCTTACTGGACAAATCTCGATCGTATCATTTGGAGCAAAGAACTGACCAGAAACGATCTTTCCGTCTATATAGTTCACTTTGCTGTTAGTGTTATCGTTCCATAATCCGATTTTCTTTATCTTTACGGATCCTTCTGGCTCGACATCGCATTGATCCTCGTATCTTGTGTCTATATCAATCGTATCGTCATCATCAAACGGATTCTCAAACCCTTCGTTCAAAGTCTTTATTCTATATTTGTATTCTTTAACCAGACGTTCAACTGACTTCGCAAACATTTCAGCTTCACACAGGAAAACACCCCTTATCTTGCACATTACAGAATAAGCCTCAGTCAGGTTAATAACCCTATTCAGATCGGATCTTTTTATCAATCCTATTTTATATCTAGAATCATCAATCTCCGATAGGGACTCCATGATAGAGTCCCTATAGTATTGAATCATATTTCTATCTTGCAAATAGGTCATGTCAAACAAATTAATCTATTTTGAACTTTCCGACAACGATCTTATCTATCACATTGTCCATTTTGTCGAACTTGACAAGAACAACAGACTCATACAAAGGCGTAGCGACTGAAGGAGTATGTCCTTTATCGGAAACAAGTGTGTATTCCTGTTGGGATTCAAAAGGCATGAACTTAGCGAGCTTAGATGCCTTGGCAAACTTAGAGAAATCGGATCTCTCTGTCATAGAATCTATCATTCTGGTGTTATCAAGTTTCGACTTATACCCAGATCCATCGTCATATACAGCCTCTGACAAAACATACCAGTTCTTGAACCTTCCAGAGATCTTTCTCTTTATATTTACTGTAGAAATATTCGTAGATTCAGAAACAGAAGTCTTTGTCTTATATGTGATATTCACAGATTCATCCGATTTCTTATTTTGTTCTTCTCCAACTCTGGTAGATAAAACGTCATATATAGATTTAACGCTCCATTCTTTTAATTGAGATGCCTGTCCATTTTCTCCATTATATCTAGAGTTTATCGTGACAGAATTTCCAGAACAATTGCCAAGAACAATTAAATTACCAACACCATCAAAATGTGCGGTGAATGCTGCCATCTTTCCAGCATTTGTGACAATTTCAACATTCCCAGATTTCTTGGATGAATTTACGTCGAACAAAAGTTTTCCATCATTCGTTTTTTCAACCTTAACAATCTTCAACAAGTCCTCTATATCCGCAACAAGTTTCTTCTGAACATCGTTCATCTTTGACGTGTCGATCGATCCTCCTTCTTTATTCTCATCCTTAATCTTATCAATAATATTGTAAAGTGATGTTCTAACATTATAGAAAAGTTCTTTCCTTGTCCATTTATTCAACTCGGAAATCTCCGAATTTTTTAAACCAATAGCAGTCTGAACATCTATTTTACCATCCTTAAACGTTAACGTCAATCCAGTGTGTTTCCAATCCTTCAACGTAACTGATATAAAATCATAATCACCCTCTGATGAATTCACTTCTATATTGGAAGGCTTTTTTCCATTGTTATGGAACTTATACGATCCACCTTCTGTCTCAATCACGCTAACGACATCAAATATGCTGTTGATTGATTCAGCCAGTTTCAAATCTTCTGGAGAAAGTCCTTTAGTATCAATCTTCTCTTCATCTTCAGATGGTTTTTCTTCATCAGAAGATTTTGGTTCAATGGGCTCGAATCTAGATGGTTCGATCTTACCGCCTTCAGCAAGAGCATTGAACATATTCTTGACAGCGGACTCGATCTCTGACTTATCGAGAGGCACAACCTCATTAATATCTTTATTCAAATATATGATTACACCGTATTTCGGCTTTCCTTCCAATACAGATTTTGTTTTTGCACCAGCTTCTGTTATAATCGTCGGATACAGATAAAGCGTAAACTTTTTCCCAGTGTTGTCATCCTTTGCTTCAGTATCATATTCGACATAAGGTTGTTCAGAGAAAGGCTTCTTCATCAAGAAGATATTCCATGCCTTTCCTTTCAACTTAATACTTTCCGTAGGATTATTTGGATCTGTAAGTTTTCTCCTACCAAACATATCCTTAGGGCTACCAGTAAGAACACCCTTGATCTTCTCTATAATACCTTCTGCTATCTTATCGGCGTCCGCATTGATTTTCTCATGGGCGCCTTCGCGATTCTCCGTCTCCTTCAATGCGGATTCAAC